AAATTCTTCCTGATTCGGCGATTGTTATGATGAGTAATATCGCTGAATTTATTAAAAAACAACAAGATATAAAAATAATCACCGAAGAAATGGCGGGAGACTATATTTTAAAAAAAAAAAATATTCTAATAAACTAAATAACAACAATACTACCAAACAGCCCAGCCTACCCCGCCCAGCATGCAAGAGCGGGCAGCAAAGGGAAAGTGGTCAAAATGGGGTGGGGTGGGGGGCTTACAATTAGGCATGCGAGGCGCCTCGCCTCACAATGGGAAACCCGACGTTTGTCAGAGATGCCTGTCCGATACGTCCTCCTGCCGGTCAATGTTCTGAATGTCTTCATGATATTTCTCCCTTTTGTGATAGGATAATTTGGCATGAATGCCATTAAGAACATTGACCGTCTGTGCCCGTTGTCAAAGATCCATTGCCCTCGGGGGGCAATCCGTGCCGGGCTGATCTTCTTCACCCAACGGATATATTATACACCATTTCGCAAATCGTGTCAACCCCTTTGGACAGTTTTCCCGCCCGGCGGCGAGCGCCCTATGCTGCAGAACATAAGAGCATGGGCGCTCCGCCAGGCCACTTGCCCGCACACAGGAGGCGGCGCGGGCGCCCTGACCACAAAGAGGGGCGGCCTGGGGGGTAGGCGAGCGCTTGCTGCGCTCGGTACCAGGTTTTCAGTATGCGCAGACTATTAATGGATAGCCAAAACTTGTCTTCCCTCAGCATGGGGCTGCGCCCCTGCCCTTGTGGGTAGGTTTGTTCAGAATCTGAACGCTGCTGGGCACAAAGGGCGTCCGCGCTTGCCCCAGCCTATACAGTGCGCGCACAGGGCGTGAGGAGGCCCATGCATGGATGGCCATTTCCCTTCTTGACACATGTCTGGGAGCATGTATAATGGAAGACAGATGGGCGCGATATGCCCTGCTGCCCACACGATGTCCGCTTTGCTCGGAGCCTTTTCCCATGTCAGACTATACCTCTGCCGCCATAGCGCGAACGGTAACACCCGATATGCTCTATGACCTTATAAGCAGTATACAAGAAGACATCAAGCAGTTGTTACAGAAGCAGAGTGAGACCTCTGTTCTTGTCGGTATCATACAGACAAAGTTAGACACCCTTACACAGGCGCAAGGCCGTGTGGAAGAGCGCGTAGGAGACCTAGAGACAGAGAGTGCAATATCTGCCAGTGCGAGAAGTAGCATCCTAGAAGGCATAAAGGTCATGCTCATGAGTATCGGAGCATTCTCTGCTTGTGCGGGCGTTGTCTTCACCCTGTACAAATTCATAACTGGCGTATAATGTTATCCTGTGGGAATGACAATCTCCAAGAAAGAGGAATAAGAACATGCAGACCATTGTGCAGCAGTGTAGCGAGAAGGCTAAGGAGCGCTCGGTCAAGGAGCTCTACGAAAGCCACCTGGAGATAATTCGGCTCTTTGTGCTAGGATACACGAAGACCGAGATCGCAGGCATTACCGGATATACTATCGCACATATAGACAGAATATATGATAATCCTCTGGTGCGAGAACGTATTGCTACCCTCCAGATGGCGCGTGACGCGGAGACTGTTGACATCGCTAGGGACATACAAGAGTACGCTCCGCGCAGTCTACGGCTCCTACAGAAGATAGTGGACGGTGACGAGGCCGTGAATGATATACGCCTCCGGGCAAAGGTCGCCAAGGACCTGCTAGAGATGGCAGGACATGGCGCGGTGCAGAAGAGTGCAGCCACAGTCGTCCATGAGGGAGAAGTCACCCTGAAGGGGGAGACCTGCAAGGAGATAGTGCAAGAGGCTCGCGCATATCGGGAGAGGATACAGCGCGTTTTGGCGGAGCCTATCGAAGAGGCGGAGATAATTGAGACTAGTTCGCAGCAACGTAGTTGCGCAAGTGAGACTCCTTCTTGTGAGGCTCCTTCTGTGGAGACGTACAGTGCACAGGCTAGCCTTTCTACCACTGAAAAGGAGAAGAAAAATGTATGAGGTTTGGAAGAGGCGGGCCGCCTGGCCGCAGGCAAATGGGGCGTATGTGCTCCTCCTATTAGGGCTATATATCCTGTTGCTATTCGCCACAGGCTGCAGCACACTGCATCCAGGAGCCGCATATATAGAGGCAGACATGCGCACCTACAACGCTCTTGAGGCATATACGCGGCATGGCATCTTTGTATCTGCGGAGAGCAGCATGGCAAAAGAGAACGCCCTTGAGACCCTTATCAGTTGGAAAACAAGGGTAGAAAGCGCCAAGTATGGCCGTTGGCCCCAGAAGGACATACAAGGTAGCCAGTTAGGAGAAATCCATGAGTGATAAAAGTATCCTGATAGACGCCGTGGATAAGGCCCTTCGGGCAGTACATGCCGATAACACTATCCCTCCTGAGGCAGTCGAAGCAATAACACGCATTGCGCACAGGCTTCCCGGTATCCTCACCGCAGAGGACGCCAAGCCTGCCCTTCGCCAGATCTCTGCGCAACTTGCCAATTACGGTGTCGCCGCAGGAATACACGGTCAGTATATCCTCTGCAAGGCTCTCCAGGACGCGGTAGGTCACCTTGTAAAGCTGTTCATAGTGGAGCTCTTTATCGTTCTCAGTAAGGAGAAGTACAATGTCAGAGAGCCGCAACCTTAACATCATATATGTGGGCGATGTCGCGATCGAGGGAAACCTCACGCTCCTAAACGGCACACTACGCAGTGCGAGTACTGACCAGAGCACAGACGACAAAGAATACATCCGAGAAGCAGAATACGACTACTATTTCACAGGCAGCGGAAATAATGCAGTCGTGGCGCTTCCTGCAAACAAGCCTGCCGTGATAGGCAGTATGCGTCTTCTCGCCAACGCTGACCCCTTCTCTGCCGGCACCAAAGAGTGGCTCAGAAAGACCGCAAACAACGAAGGGACTACCCTCTGGCAATATGAGGAGGAAATATCTGATGGCATCGTCACCGGCCTTATACCCCGCACAGTATTCGATGAAACTGTGCAGTTTGCTGTATTCTATCGCGTTTCTCCTTCTTACGACTAACCTTTCTATTGCACAGACAAACACTCCTACAAAGACGCCTACCCGTACTCGTACGCCTACGCGTACTGCCACCCCTACATATACCGCGGCTAACACAAGTACACCTACTCCCACCAGAACGCCCACTTATGTCCCTCCTGCATATACAAACAGCGCAGAGGAGAGGGTAGTATGGCCAGGACCAGCCTTGCTAGGAAGGGCACGGGCCAATATCCTATCTGTGTCCCACGAGTTCGCGGCTGTCCCCAGTGCAGCAACCGCTACTATTGACGGTGTTACCTACACCTTCCGTGAGGGCGACATTGGCCTGGTGCAGGACGCCACGCATGCCTATATATACATAGACAACGTCTGGGAGCCCTTTGTAAAGTGGGCAGGCCTTGCCACAGACGACGACACGTTCCGCACTGACGGCACAATAAACCAGAGTACACAGGGTGCAGACTTCACAAACATGGGGAGTACTGGCTACCCCCTAGTACTCGACGCAGATCACTTCTGGCAGTTCGTAACAAGTGGCGCTATAACACTCCCCATATACTATGCCAATAGGGATATCGAGTTCGTCGCGGACCGCCTAGGTACAGGCGTTGGCGAGGTCATTCTAAAGACAGGCACAGGCGATGTCTTCCGAGGCGACTCGGACCAAATATACCTATATGTCGATGGCGTCTCCCGCATGGCGTTAGGCACTCTACATTCCTACCTATTCGACCAACTGAATGTCGCGCCCCTGACAGCCAAGGCCCCCTTCTATATAGGCCCCAACGCAGTAGATGTATATACAGACAACCTCTATGTAGAGCGTGCCCGTTATGCGGACAGTGCAGACAGTCTCACCCCCGTAGCACAGGCCGCCCTCATAGCCACAGTAACAGGGCTCATTCCAACATATGTTCCTACTATAAATACGCCTACCCCCTTCTCTGTCGTAGCAGGTCCTAGCGGAAATGTATATGTTCTGCCTGGTACAGAGCCTGCCTCCTATATAGTAGACGTCACAGGGCTCGCAACGGGCAGCTATTATATATATGACGCCTCAGGAACGGGGCCTTTCCATATCCAGCATAACTTTGGCATACAGTATCCCTCCATAACTATGTACAATGTAGGGACAACATTCGGCACCTCCCTATCCGTAGCGTACGCGGATATCAACTACTGCACTGCATATGCTGACGCTGCCTTAGGAAGCAATGTTATCCGCATTGTCTGTGGCATATCGGGCGCGGTAGGCAGCAATCTCTTCCCTACCCTAAATATAATAGCCACTCCGCCTATCTATGTTACACCTAATGGTCCGAATAGTGCCAACCTTGTGTATGATCCTCCTACCAGCACTCCAACGCCCACGCCGACCAACACAAATACGCCTACGCCCTATGGCCTACAGGTTGATATTGGCGATCCACATGGCCAGACCTTCACAGTGCAGCACAACCGAGGAGCTGCCATAATTGCAGACGCTATTGTGAAGAGTACTAGCACACAGGCATTCGTAGGCTTCCAGTTCCCGGACGACGATAGCCTTACTGTGATAGTCTCTCAAGCGTTGCCCGCTGCATATCTAGAAGCGCGCATCTTCAGTGTTGACTACAGTGTCTCGACGACAATAAGCAGTACAACATACACAGTTTCCCACGGCCAGAACTCCTATGTTATCAGCCAGGTACAGAGGACAGACAGTGAGAAGGGGCTAGTACAGAGTGACGAAACATATATAGACGCCAACACAACACTGCTGACCTTTAGCAGTCCGCCGGGCGCCGTTCGCATTAACACAAAGAAAGCCTATGCAACACAGTCTTTAGGCAATGGCGCTGCTACCTCCTTCAGTGTTACGAATGCCCCCGAACTCCCGGCAATCGCCAGACTGTACCGTACCGGCAGTCGGCGTACCCAAGCGGCGATCTCCTACCCTACACTGTCTAGCATAGTAGCCTCCTTTAACATAACTCCTACGACAGACGAGTTCATCCTCGCATACGCGGTAGGGGCCGCCTATAACCTATCAGAGGCAGACAATACATATGTTCGGCTAGACGGCGCAAATAGAGAACTCATGTCTGGCGTACATGGCAATGAGCGTATAATAATGGTAGCCAATGAATATAAAGGAGACACCGTCGATGCTGGCTTTGGCCTCTCTGAAACAATGGGTAGCAATGGCCGCCCAGAACTCAGCATACATACACCTACGATCACGCCAACGTATACTGCAACTCCTACTAGCACTCCTACGAGCACCCCGACAAGTACGCCTACCACGACGCCGGTAACAACACCCACACTTGACCCACGATACTACGCGGTAGCGGGAGACTCCCTCGAAGGAGAGATGCAAGCGGCAGGAGAAAGCATAACAGACGCCAGTGTGGTAGAACTTCGCGTTCTACGCTTCATTCCAAATACAACAGCAGACAGTGCTACTCTCAAGGCCAGCTTACAAGAGGGGGACTTTGTCTTCTGGAAGCCTAATGGTGGCCCAGTATCCTACCTCGGTGGCCTGTACAACGGTGAGCTGCGTGTGCAGTTGCTGGCCTCTAGCATAGTACCGGGCAAACAATATGTGTTCGCCATAGAGGATGAAGGGGACCTAAAGTATGTAGAATGGTGGGAGCCATGATATATATCCTCCTATTCCTCTGCGTGCTGGCAGGAAGCGCGAATGCACAGACAGTATACCTCTTTAATGAGCGTCTATATAACGACTTTGCTATGCCCGCAGGTAGCGCTGATGGCACAGTACAGAAGCATACAGACGTATATGATGGCAGCTTTGATTCTAGTAATAGCTTTCGGGACTTGCTAACAGCTCCCCTGACTGTGCTTGGTGGTCGCGTCTACGAAGACGGCACAGTAGGTGATAAGGATGTCTGGGCATGGATAAGTAATGCGGAAGCCTATACTATGACCTCCGCACAGTTTTATGCAATCCAAGGGGATGATACGCGTTCTCCTAGCGGTCCGCGATATGCATATAGTGTAGGCGTCTCGGTAGACCTCTTTGTAGACAATGGCGCATATCCTAGCAATGTCAATACTACTATAAGTCTAGAGTTCAACGCTACATATGGCTATCCTATAGGAGAGTGGGACGTTGCCTGCTCCGAGACATATACTACAGGAGCCTATAGTTACACACAGAAACGCCTCGCGTTCGTCCTCCGCTATGATGACATGCAATATACTGGTGGCGATAACCCTGTTAAAATTCGCTGGAAGGTGAATGGCACCTCCTCTATAACAATAGACACAGGGGAGATAGATACTGGCGTCACACCGACGCCTGTTCCAGTTGCTACAAATACACCTACGTACACACATACGCATACTCCTACCCGTACGTATACACCCACACATACCTATACAAAGACGCCAACGCCAACAAGGACGCCTACCATAACGCCAACTCATACAAACACAGCAACCTACACAAAGACTCCAACACGCACGCCACTGCCGACAAGCACTTTTACGAACACGCCAACGGCTACCAACACGCATACGCCTACCAACACTCCAACGGCGACGCCCACTTACTGGCCTCTCCCACAGCCCTTCATACAGTTAAACCCCGGTGTTCCCTATGCTTGGCGCTTCTACATACGACAGGACTCCCTCCTTAGCCCATATGGCTACGGCTATGATTTGCTCCCATCCTTCACAGGCTGGACAAGCATGCACATATATACACAGGATACGGACGCCTCTCCCCTGGTCGAGATGCCAGGCAGTCCCATACAGCCATCCTTCATAACAAACAACAGTACAGGAGGTGCCTTAGGAAATGCAGTTCCCTATCCAACACCAGGAAGAAGTTTCAAGCTGTGGGCAAAGGCAGAAGGAGACAATAGCGTCTGGAGAAGTGACAGTGTCTATAACTTCCGCTCTATCGCATACCCCACATACACGCCAACAAATACGCCAACAGCGACGGCTACGGCAACGCATACTCATACACCAACTTTCACGAATACATACACGCCTACGAACACACCGACCCCTACAAGCACGCCGTCTCCGACACAAACGCCTACCCCTGGTCCATCGGCGACGCCTACACCTACAAACACATCGACCCGCACGGCGACTCCTACACGTACACCTACGCACACTTTCACGATGACTCCTACCTTTACGCATACGCATACACATACTCCGACAAATACGCCAACGCATACGTTTACCCACACACCTACGTATACAGCAACGGCTACGAATACTCCAACTGCTACGCGTACCCATACGCCGACGCACACGCCGACGCTGCAACCTGCCGAGCCTACAAGTACGCCGACACATACATATACGCCTACGCACACATATACGCATACCCCAACATATACTCCGACAAATACGCCTACGTACACACATACGCCAACACATACATATACCGCCACGCATACGCCTACAAATACGCCGACTGTAACGCATACGCATACGAATACGCCAACGCCAACACATACCAAGACTCCTACACACACGCCTACGCACACTCCAACGTATACACCAACAAGGACACCAACACATACGCCTACCAATACACATACAGCAACTCCGACGGCTACACATACAAATACGCCAACACCGACACCTACAGACCTTCCCACGCTAACGCCAACGCCCACACCGGAGGATACTCCCACGCCCACATACACTGCCACCCCAACAGCAACGCCAACATACACACCAACACCAAAGAGCATAGGCATATGGGGCCTTCTCTTTGGTGAACTAGGATATATTCCGGCTACGGCCGTATATTAGGAGCACACCATGCAACGATACTTATGCTTATTAGTATTACTGTTCCCCGTATGGGCGCAGGGGCAGAACGAAGACTACAGCACCACGCGGATAGGCACAGCAGGAAAGATAATCGAGGCGACTGACGGAACCGACTTGGCGAAGTTCTTCTTCAACGGGGATTTCTGGATACTGAAGCAGCTGCAAGTTGCCGGTATTGAAATTACCTCTGTCTCTCCCCTGGACGTTGAGGATGGCGGCACAGGGCTAACAACCCTCACGGCGAACCGTATCCCCAAGGGGAACGGCACGAGCGCATTCAGCGCCAGTAGCCTCTATGACGATGGCACAAATGTAGGCTCCCTGGGGAATTTCGATGTTGAGGGACTAACAACCATCTCCGCCGATGCGCTCATCCCTGGCACCACGCAGACCACGATCAGCGCGGCATCGGTAAATGATGTATTTATCTATGACCCAAGGCTCGATACCGACGGTGGGGAGTGGACGCACAATCAATATGCTTCCTGGTATACAGAATCCGGGCCGTTCCCAGTACCGGCTTATATTTATGCAACTGCCTCCTTGGTGAGCATCTATAAGCCAGATGGCACACTTTGGAAGACATATTCGGAGGGTGGCACCTTCCCCTCAACATCAAATTTAATAGGCCCTTCTACGGTATCAAGTAAGTGCCTTTCTGCAAGAGATGGTATTTTATGTGTTGGTGCCCAAGGTGGATATGGGGTATTCGTGCTGGATTTTACTAATGATGTTTCTTACTTGATAACAGCACTACAAGTCTATAAGTATAACGGAAACTTGTCTTCTACAGGTATGGGCTTTTCTGTGTTAACTACAAACCTAGTGCTGGTAAATAATGTAGTCAACGATGTTCATGCCCAAATCGTCAATAACAAACTCTATTTCGCCGCCGCGACCGATGGCGGGGTGAGCGTAATCAATTGGACTAATCAGACGGTTTACGATTACAGCGACGTAACTAACGACGACTACAACCAATGCTATATCACGCAGGACGGTTATTTAATCGTGGGCAACGAAACTCAGGCGCAAGTGGAGACTTGGTATAACGTCGCTACCGATTCAGCCGATGAGGCCAACGGGACGCCGGATAAGGTATGGGATGAATCTTCCACTCCGGCCCTGTGGCCGAGCGCGGTTACTGTGCCGACTTTTGCGGGCGCGCTGAATGTGTTGGAAAGCGGTTCTTTCCTGAATAATCTATCCAGCCGGATTCTGTTTGGACATTCCAGTGGAATGGTTGCGCTTGACAACAAGCGAGCGGACGAAACCAACGGTGCAGGAACATACATCACCAACGCATACAACACCGGCCCCATGATTGGTGACATTCGCCTTGCGCTCCCACTGGACACCACGGCGGGATTAATCGGCATCGTCAGCGGTACGGTGATTAGTGACCGCAGCGTGAAAGCCGCGACATTTACGGCCAGCAATGCCAACGGTACCGGCATGGCCTACGCGGCGGGAGAGACCAATACGGCGATTGATTTCGACGGCACCGACGATTATTTGTGGAGTTATGACAAGAACGATTATTCCTTTGGAGATGGTTCGACGGACAGTGCATTCTCTGTTAGCGCATGGATTTATTTAGATTCCGTTACTTATGCGCCTATTGTCAGCAAATATGACGCTACAACAGGCTCAGAGTTGCGCGAGTACGATTTCTTTGTTTCTTCCGGAGATCTGTATGTTATCCTGTACGATGAATCAGCCAATACTCGGATT